GATCCTCGCGGACAGCGAGACCGCCCGCCAGGTGCTGGCACTGGCCGAGCGCGGCTACCAGTGGCAGGCGAGCGTCGGCGCCGATGTCGGCCGCCACCTCAAGTTCAACGAAGGCCAAGCCACCACCGTCAACGGGCAGACCGTCACCGGTCCTGTCCGCGTCGTCAGGGCCTCCACGCTGCGGGAGACCTCATTCGTAACTCTCGGGGCCGATCGCAGCACGGCCATCAGCATCGCCGCAGACGCGGCGGAGGAGATCGCTATGGCGGCCGACGCCACCAAGCCCACGGACGAGGTCATCGAGACCGCGGCCGTGGCAGCCCCGGCGGAGACCGCCGTGGTGTCCCAGACCGTGCCCGCGCCCGCGGCCGATCGCAGCGACGAGCTGCTGGCCAAGTTCGTGACCCTCACCGAAAGGCTCGACAAGATGGAGAAGCTCGCAGCGACCCGCGACGAGCGGCCGGCGGCTCCCGCCGTGCACGTCGTCACCCCCACGCCGCCGTCGGCGGAAGTGATCGAGGCCTCGTTCGCGCTGCAGGGCAGCCTGCCGCACGTCGAGAAGAAGTACTCGGCGCAGGTGCTCGAGGCGGCCGACAAGGCCCGCCGCGACCTGTCGCTCGGCGAGGTGCTGCTGCAGGCCGCCGTGGCCGGCGGCTACGACGGTCCGCGACGGATCACGGCGGCGACGCTGCGGCCCGTGCTGGCCGCCGCGTGGTCGACGCATGCGATCGCCGACATCCTGTCGAGCACGGTCAACAAGTTCCTCCTCGCCGGCTTCGACAGCGTCGAAAACGCGTGGCGGAACATCTCGGCGGTTCGCAGCGTCAACGACTTCAAGACGGTGACGCAGTACCGCCTGAACGGTGGCTTCGTCTTCCAGGCCGTCGAGAACGGCGGCGAGCTGAAGCACGCCGCGGCGAGCGACGAGAAGCGGACGATCAGCGCGGACACCTACGGGATCATGACCTCGGTCACCCGCACCGACCTGATCAACGACGACCTCGGTGCCCTGACCGCGGTCCCGCAGCGGATCGGCCGCGGCGGCGCGCTGAAGCTCAACAGCGTGTTCTGGACGGCGTTCCTCGACGATTCGGCGTTCTTCACGACGGCGAAGGGCAACAAGAAGACCTCGGCCACGGCCCTCGGCCTGGCCGGTCTCAAGGAGGCCCTCGCGCTGTACCGGAAGCTCACCGATGCCGACGGTCATCCGATGGCGGTGCAGCCGCGCGTGCTGCTCGTCCCGGTCGACCTCGAGATCACCGCGGCGGAGCTGATGAACTCCGTGCAGATCGCGTCGGGCAACACGAACGGGCAGGCGGCCACGAACGTGTTCGCTGGGCGGTACGAGGTGGTGTCGTCGACGTACCTGACGAACGCCTCCGACTACTACCTCCTCGCGTCGCCGGCCGACCTGCCGGTGATGGAGGTGGCGTTCCTCAACGGCGTCCAGTCGCCGATCGTCGAGACGGCCGAGGCGGACTTCAACACGCTCGGCGTCATGATGAGGGGTTACTTTGACTTCGGCGTGGCCAAGGCCGAGGACAAGGCCGGCGTGAAGATGGACGTCTGATCGACAGCGTGACACTCGCCGGCGGGCGGGCATGAGTTCACCCGCCCGCCGGCATCGACCAACCAGCCTCCCACACGAAAGGTTTCTGACATGGCTTCGACCGTCCAGTCCGGTGACTACCTCGACTACACGGCCAGCGGCACCATCGCCGCCGGGGACGTGGTCGTGATCGGCTCGCTCGTCGGCGTCGCGCCGCGTCCCATCGCCAACGGCGACACGGGCGTAGTGGCCGTCGAGGGCGTCTACAGCGTGCCCAAGCACAGCTCGGGTGCGAACAGCGAGACCATCGCGGCCGGCGCGCAGGTCAAGTGGTACGCCACCAGCGGCGTCGCCACGACCGTCACCGGCGTCAACATGGGCTACGCCGTCGCCCAGGCGGTCACCGGCGCCAGCACGGTGAACGTCAAGCTCGAGCGCTGAAACAGGCACCGAGACCCACGCAACCCGCCGCCGGCGCGTGCCGTCACGCGCCGCGGCGGCGTCGTGGCCAGGAGTGACCGATGGCCGACCTGCTCGCATCCGGTGCGTCGTGGCTCGCCGACCGGCTGGCTGCGTCCGCCGGGCGGACGGTGCGGTACGTGCGCGGTCAGACAACGGCCAACGTCACGGCGACGGTCGGGCAAAGCCTCTTCGAGGCCGCCGACCAGAACGGCGTCGTGGAGCGGTGGGAGTCGCGTGATTTCGTGATCAAGACGGGGTCGTTTCCGCTCGGCGTGCCAGAGCGACACGACCGCGTCATCGACACGCAGGGCGGCGCGGACGTCACGTACGAAGTGTCCGCCCCGCGCGGCGTTCCTGTGTGGCGGTACGGCGACGGGTTCCGCGCGACCATGCGAATCCACACGAAGGCCGTGGCTGACGACACAGCTACCTCCCCTGCCCTGCTGTTGCGGTGGTACGGCTCGAGCACGGCCGCGGCGATCACCGACCAGCAGATCGTCGCCCAGCTGACGAGCGACATGGCAGACGCTCGATCACAGACGCGGTCGATCGTAGCGTCGGCCGCCTACATCTACGTCGTGCTGCCAACCTCGTTCGGATCGCCGACGTTCACCATCGGCGGCCTGGTCAACTCCGCCTGGCAGACCACCACCAGGTCGATCACGTTCACCGGGCAGGCCGCGCGCAGCTACACGATCTTTCGCTCGACCTACCCGATCACCGGCACCGTCGTCCTCGTGGTGACCTGATGGCGCAGATACCAGGCACCAACGTCGCCGCACCGGTCGTGCCGTTCGACACGACGGACGTCCACCCGAGCCACGAAGCGCTCTACGGGAAGGGCGGCTACCGCACGGTCGCGGACAACGCGGCACGCGACGCGATTTCGTCAGCACGCCGCGAAGCCGGGATGCTGGTGCACGTCGCTGACACCGGACTGCTCTGGCAGCTCGGTGCCGACCTCACGACCTGGTCGGCGTTCGCGACGAGCGGTGCGACCGGGCCGACGGGTCCGCAGGGATCAACAGGCGGCGTTGGCGCCACAGGCAGCACTGGCAGCACAGGGCCAACAGGCGCCGCCGGCGAGTCGATAACCGGCCCCGCCGGTGCGGCTGGCAGTGCAGGTGCGACCGGGCCGACCGGCAGCCAAGGTGCAGTTGGTGACGTCGGAGCAACCGGCCCCACCGGCGCCCAAGGCGTGCAAGGCAGCCAAGGCGTGACCGGGCCGACAGGCGCCGCCGGAACACAAGGCGACGTCGGCAGCACTGGTCCCACGGGCGAGCAAGGCGACGTTGGCGCGACCGGGGCCACTGGCAGCACCGGACCACAGGGCAGCGTCGGTGATGCCGGCGCAACAGGGCCGACGGGCAGCACGGGACCACAAGGTGCTGTGGGTGATATCGGCGCGACAGGAAGCACTGGACCAACAGGGCCAACCGGGTCCGTCGGTGCTGCTGGCGACGTTGGCAGCACAGGACCAACTGGTCCGACAGGCGCCGCTGGAGAGCAAGGCCAGCAGGGCGTAACCGGGCCGACCGGGGCGACAGGCTCACAAGGCGACGTCGGAGCAACAGGCCCGACCGGCGAGCAAGGCGAAGTCGGATCGACAGGACCGACCGGCGCTACAGGCCCGCAAGGCATCGAAGGCGTGACCGGGCCTACTGGTGCCGTTGGTGGCGAGGGCGCGACAGGGCCAACCGGCAGCACGGGTGCGCAAGGTTCCGTCGGCGATGTCGGGGCAACTGGCAGCACAGGGCCGACCGGATCTGTCGGCGCTACGGGCGACGTGGGCAGCACTGGTCCAACTGGACCAACGGGCGTTACCGGCGCCGCTGGTGATCAAGGCCAGCAAGGTGTGACCGGGCCGACTGGTGCGACTGGAAGCACTGGCGGCCAAGGCGTGCAAGGCGACGTCGGCGCGACAGGCCCGACGGGAGTCACCGGCGCGACAGGGCCAACGGGTAGCACCGGGGCGGTCGGTGCACAGGGCGATCAAGGCGACGTGGGAGCAACCGGCCCGACAGGGGCTACCGGTGCAACCGGCGCTGTGGGTGCAGCTGGTGCACAGGGCGACGTTGGCAGCACCGGCCCGACGGGGCCAACCGGCGCACAAGGCGACCAAGGCGTAACCGGACCGACTGGCAGCACGGGTGCGGTCGGCGGCCAGGGCGTGCAAGGTGACGCTGGCGCAACAGGGCCGACGGGTTCCACGGGTGCGGTCGGTGCGGCTGGCGCGCAAGGCGATGTCGGCGCCACAGGCCCGACCGGCCCTACTGGGTCAACGGGCAGCCAAGGCGGCCAGGGTGTCACGGGTGCTATCGGGCCGACCGGCGCTACCGGCCCTGCCGGCGTCGGTTTCACCGATGGCGACAAGGGCGATATCACGATCTCGAGCACCGGCACGGTGCTGACGATCGACAACGACGCGGTGACCTACGCCAAACTACAAAACGTCAGCGCCACCGACCGCCTGCTCGGCCGCTCATCAGCGGGGTCTGGCGACGTGGAGGAGATCGTCTGTACAAGTTTCGGGCGGGCGTTACTCGACGACAATTCGCACGCTGCTCAACTCACGACGCTCGGCGCGGCACCGCTTGCTTCGCCTACGTTCACTGGCACCGTCACTGTGCCGGGCTTGACTGCGACGGCTGCAATCCTCGCGGACGATCTGAGCACCACCAACAGCGTCGTGTATTCATTCGACGGCGACCCAAATACGGGCATTGGACGAGGCGGCGCAGACATCGTGACCGTGGTGACGGCTGGGGTGGAGCGCGTGCGTGTTGGCAGTGGCGGCGGCGTGGGCATTGGGACGACAACCACAACCGATGCACTCAATGTCGTCGGCATCACATCGCACTATCAATCGTCTAATGGCACGCCAGCGTTGGGAAGCAAGGAATACTATTCGGCGTGCTTTGAGAACTTTTCCGCCGGGTACGGTCTGGCACTGGGTGGTGTGCAGGGCGGAAACGGTGCCGCGTACCTACAGGTGCAGAGTTTCTCGTCGGCCGTCGCCTATCCGATGTACCTACAAGCGCTCGGCGGCGAGGTGCTGATCGGCACCACTACCGACAACGGTGCGTACCTGCTGCAAGTCAACTCGCAGATCTACGCCACCAACGCAACGATCGCCACGTCGGACGCACGTTTCAAAACGAACGTCGAATCACTGACCGACGCCACCGCAGTGATCGAAGCACTGCGTCCCGTCGCATTCGACTTCATCCCGCACGCCGAGCGGAACTTCGCCACCGAGCGACAGGTCGGACTGATTGCACAGGAGGCGCAGGCGGCGCTTGCTGGTTGCGACTACGCCGCAAGCGTGGTGGCACAGTGCGGCGACCATCTGGGATTGGCTTACGAGAAACTGGTGCCAGTGCTGATCAAGGCATTGCAGGAAAGCAACGCACGCATCGCAGCACTAGAGGAGAGGATCAATGCCTGACATTCCCACGCTCTACGCAGCCGAGCCGCTGGCGATATCAGCGACGTACGGAAAACTCTGGCTGCGAGAGGTCGTCATCAGTGCCCCAGTCGTCGGCGGCGAGGCCGAGGCCCGCGTGATGCTGACGCGGTTTCGTACCACTGACACGGGCGTGGAGGAGGCACCCGCCGAGCCGCTGCGGCTGCACCTCAAGGACTTGATCGCAGGAGCGGACGCCGACGCGGACCTCGCGGCGGCGCTCACGGCGATCATGGCGTACGTCGCGAAAGCGGGCGTCGAGCAGGGCGTGATCGCGCCTCCACAACCCTAACCGCACCCCCTCCGCTGCCGGCGCTGGCCGGCGGATAGTGTCACCATGCCGTTCTACTCCTTACCGTCCGGTGGATCGCCCGTCCTTGCAGGCGTCACTGCGCCCACTGGCGGCGTCGGCAACGTCGGTGACCTGTTCATCGACAAGGCCGCCAAGCTGCTCTATGGCCCGAAGGAGGCCGGCGGTTGGCCGACAGGGCCGATCGATTTGTCGAACGGTCCGACAGGCGCCACGGGCGTGACGGGACCGACTGGCCCGACCGGGGCCGCCTCGACGGTGACTGGTCCAACAGGCGTCACAGGCCCAACCGGCCCAACAGGCGCCGCGTCCACGGTCACAGGTCCAACTGGCAGCACAGGCCCGACCGGCGTGACAGGCCCGACCGGCGTAACCGGGTCAACGGGTGCCGCCTCGACGGTTACCGGCCCAACCGGCAGCACTGGTCCGGCTGGGTCTGTCGGAGCAACAGGCAGCACGGGCGCGACCGGGCCTGGGGCGACTGGCCCGACAGGCCCAACCGGCGTGGACGGCCCGACAGGGCCATCGGGCGGCCCAACAGGGCCAACGGGCGAAGCCTCGACCGGGCCGACAGGACCGTCCGGCGGTCCGACCGGCGCAACAGGCCCCACCGGCCCGTCTGCGATTGGATTGATACTCGCCCTGTCATAGGTGACACATGGCCGCGCCCAACATCGTCGGACCGTCAAGCATCCTTGGAAAAACCGCCGTTCTGTCGTCCGTGACGGGCGCTACAGGGACGGTCCTGCTCAACAACGCCGCCAGCAGCGGCAAGGTGCTACAGGTCACCGCGCTCTACGTCAGCAACGTCGACGGTACCAACAACTGCGACGTCACAGTCAAGGTGCACGACCAGGACGACGGCGGCGGCACCGGGCGTGCCCTGTGCTCGACGGTCACGGTGCCCGCGGACGCCACGCTGATGGTCGTGACGAAAGACAGCACGCTGTGGCTGGAGGAGGATCGGTCGATCGTGGTCACGCCGTCGGCGTCGAACGACCTCGAGTTCGTGTGCAGCTACCTGGAGATCTCGTGACGCTATGGGGCGACTTCCAGGCGGCTACATCGGGATCGGTCCTGCGTCTCCCACGACAAATAGCGCCGTGGGGATATGGCCGCTGCACCTGCAGTATTACTACAAGCGCAACGGATTGTGGCCCATTACAGGCGACCAGAACTTTGCCGACGTGTCGCTGCTGATGCACATGAACGGCACAAATGCCAGCACGACATTCACCGATTCATCGAGTAACGCATTCACGGCCACGGCCTACGGCAACGCGCAGATCAGCACCGCCGAAAGCAAGTTCGGCAACGCCAGTGGAAAGTTTGACGGCAGCGGCGACTACGTGCAGATCACGTCGGCCACCGCGCTAGAGCTAGGTGCTGGTGACTTCACCATCGAGCTTTTCTATTACCACGACGGTGGCAATCAGCAGTACGCGGGCCTGGTAGGAAAAGGCGCC